GAAAGCCGCCGTGCAGCCCGCGCTGGCGTCGGCTTGAGAGGCATGAAGATGGACATCAATCAGGCCCTGGCCCCGATCCGCCCGATTGCCGCGCTGATCGGCACGCTGCTCATCATCGCAGGGCTTGCCAAGTTCTTCGGCGTCAATATTCCCATCGGCGGCAGCGGTCTTGAGATCGCCGTCTCTGGATGGCTGCTGAAGGGGGTCTGACGCATGGCGCTGAAATACTCCGTCACCGTCCGCAATGCGCGCCTGGACGCCATCGAAACCACCATCGGCACCAGCGCCATCCTGAAAATCAGGACCGGCGCGCCGCCAGCCAACTGCGCTGCAGCCGATAGCGGAACCGTGCTCTCGACCGTCAACCTTCCGTCCGACTGGATGGCGGCAGCAGCCAGCGGCGAGAAGCTCAAGAGTGGAACGTGGGAAGACACCTCCGCCGATGCGACGGGTACGGCGGCGCATTTCAGGATCTATGACAGCGGCGGCTCGACCTGCCATATCCAGGGCACCGTCACGTCCGTGGCGACAGGTACGGGTGACATGCTGGTTGACAATGACGCCTTCGCCGCGGGTCAGAACTTCACCGTGTCGAGCTTCAAGATCACGAGCGCGAACGCCTGATGCCGGTTCCTAAGAACCTCGTCTGGGAACAATCTTCAAGCACCGGGACTGGCAACAAGACGCTTGCGCGGTACGGCGGATTTGCCCGTGTCTCGGAGGCATTCGGCACCGGCGATGCCGGATCCGCCAATCCGGTCCTGTTTTTTGCCAACAAGGATGCCACGTCGGCGGAGTGGGAAGTCGTCCAGGGCTATATGTCGGACGCCAACACATTCGTGCCAGTTACGCGCTTGGACAGTTCCAACGGCGGCAGCGCGGTCACCTTCACGACGGGCCTCAAGCACGTCACCAACGATATTCATGCGGCCTATCAGGTCTATAATCCAAATTCGACCGTAACCGATGGGCATGTGGTGGTGTTCGACGGCACGACGGGCCGCCAGATCAAATCGGCAGGCTCGGCTCCCTATCGTGTCGGCGGCACAGATGTCGCTGTTGCTGATGGTGGAACGGGATCGAGCACGGCGGCAGGGGCGAGAACAAACCTTGACGTTTACAACGCGGTCTCGATCTACGGGCTCACGCTGTCAAACAACGGTACGGATGCCGTCAACGATATTGACATTGCCGCGGGCCGGTGCAGCCAGTTGAGCGATGCCGCGCCGCTGGTGCTGGCCTCCACGCTGACCAAGCGTCTCGATGCTGCATGGGCCGTGGGTTCTGGGAACGGAGGACGCGACACAGGCTCTATTGCCGATGGCACATGGCATGTATGGCTGATCAAGCGGTCTGATACCGGCGTCGTTGATGCGTTGTTCTCAACATCTGCCACCAGTCCGACGATGCCGTCCAACTACGACATCAAACGGCGTATCGGATCGGTCATCAGAACAAGCGGCACGCTGAATGGTCTCACGCAAATTGAAGACCATTTTTATTACGGCGCTACGGATCGCAACGACACATCCGCTGTTTCGAACACCCTTCTGACCTTGACGGTTCCAACAGGGATCAAGGTCAGACCTATTCTCAACTTTTCAGTCGCCGCCACGGGCTCGGCAAATATCACCGTCACCGTGAACAACGGTGATCTTGCAACGAGCAACCAGACGATCCTACAGGTTCGCGACGGCGGGACGCAGGTCAAGCAGTTCCGCAATAACACCTCATCGATCTGGACCAACACGAGCGGTCAGATTCGCTTCACCCAGTCCAACAATACCGGCACGCCCGATACATCGAGTGTCTATACGGCGGGCTGGATTGATCCAAGGATGTAACGATGCCGTATGTCCGCAGGGAGAATGGAGTGGTTGCGGGGATCTATAACCAGCCGCAATCGTTTGCCGGAGAGTTTCTGAGCGATGACGATCCAGAGATCGCCGCCTTTCTCAACCCGCCGCTGACCGCCATGGATTACGTGCAGGCCGTCTCGGACCACATCGAAACGACCGCGCAGAACCGGGGCTATGATAGCCAGGATCGCCTTGCCAGCTACGTCCTCTCCGATGTGCCTGCATGGAAAGCGGAAGCGCAAGCCTTCATCACCTGGCGCGATCTGGTCTGGGCGTATGTCTTCATGAGCCAAGCCGCCGTTGCCTCGGGGCAGCGCACGCAGCCGGATATCGAGGCGTTCAAATCAGAATTGCCTCAGATCCAATGGCCGTAAGGGTATCCTGATCCATGATCGGCGGCTACATCGGCGGCATAGGCACTGTCACCTACGTTGAGAACGGGACGACGGCCTATGTCACCGTCACGGAAGATGCTGATACCCTCAGCAGCGCCGCCGTCCTTGCCCTCAAGGCAACGCTCGACAGTACAGAAGACGCCGACACGCTCACATCGGCTGGCGTTCTCAGGATTGCCGCGACGGCAGACGTTACCGAGGATGCCGACACCCTCACGGCGCTTGGGATCCGGTTCGACGATGTTCTGGTAACGGTCCTGAGACCACGTGTGAGCAATATAACCCTGTCTCGGTCATCGCCCTATCAGATCACGTCAGCACGGCCAAATTACTCAGTCATTACAGCATAGCCATGGAGGATACGGCGATGGCCGAAGCAAAGGCCAAAGATGCAGATGGAACTGCAAATGAAGTGCGCCAGGTTGGACGCCCGTTCAAATCCGGCTCTGAGTGGAGTGGAAACCGTGCGGGACGCCCAAAGGGATCGCGCAATAAGCTTGGCGAAGATTTCCTCACAAAGCTTCAGGCAGACTTTGCCGAGCACGGTGAGAAAACCATTCAGCAGGTGCGCGAAGAGCGCCCGCATGAGTACCTAAAAGTCGTCGCGTCAATCTTGCCGAAGGAATTGAACGTCAGGACCGACGCCCTTACCGAGATGAGTGATGAGGATCTCGCAGCCATCCTTGGAGCAGTTCAGTCCGCAATCCTTGCAGGCGTTTATACGCAGGCTGGAAGCGGAGACGAAGCGCCGTCGCGACACTAACCGGCTTAAATTCTACGCGCCTTACGATAAGCAGCGGGAGTTTCATACTGCAGGGGCCACGTACCACGAACGCCTGTTCATGGCCGGAAACCAGCTCGGCAAGACATGGGCAGGCGGCTATGAGACGGCAATGCACCTGACGGGCCGCTATCCAGATTGGTGGGAGGGGCAGACGTTCGACAAGCCGCCGATCATCTGGGCATCAGGCGTAACGGGTGAAAGCACGCGCGATAATCCGCAGCGTGTTCTTATCGGTGATCCGCCGAAAGAGGAAAGCTGGGGAACGGGTACGATCCCGAAAGACTGTCTTCTGGATTACGGGCGGGCGATGGGTGTTCCGAACCTGCTCGATAACGCCATCATCCGATGGGGCGGCGGCGGAGATGTGCAGGCCGGTGAAGCGCTGTTGTACTTCAAGGCCTACGAAAAGGGCCGCGAGAAGTGGCAGGGGCCAACGATTGATGCGGTCTGGTTTGACGAAGAGCCGCCGCTCGACATCTACACGGAAGGGCTGACGCGTACCAACCGGGGTCAGCGCAGCCAGTTCGTCTACATCACGTTTACACCGCTGCTTGGCATGTCGGATGTGGTTTCGCTTTTTCTGCTTGAGCAGAAATGAGGTTCTACGAAATGAGAGTCGCTCAGCGGGGCAGAAAAATAAAAATCTACAGGAGAGGACGTTGAGCCGTCACGTCGTCTCGATGACGATTGATGATGTGCATCACTACACGGCAGAAGAGAAGGCCCGCATCATTGCGAGCTATCCGCCGCACGAACGGGAAGCCAGAACCAAGGGTATCCCTACGATGGGCTCTGGCCGTGTGTTCCCTGTTGAAGAAGACCGCATCAAGTGCGATCCGGTCGCGATTCCAAAGCATTGGGCACAGATCATCGGGCTTGACTTCGGCATCGATCACCCGTTCGCCGCAGCGCGGCTTGCCTGGGATCGCGACGCTGATTGCGTGTATGTCACTCACGGCTATCGCCAGCGCGGCGGTTATGAGAACGGCGAATGGACGGGCAATCCGGCCTATCATGCCGCGCAGATCAAGGGCTGGGGTGAATGGGTTCCTGTTGTCTGGCCGCACGATGGTCTGGCACAGGACCGGCAATCGGGTGAACGCCTTGCCGATCTCTACCGCAAGCATGGTCTCAACATGCACGCGGAGCGCGCGACGCATAGGGACGGTTCAAACGGTGTCGAAGCCGGTATCATGGACATGCTGGAGCGCATGCAGACTGGCCGCTTCAAGGTGTTTTCGACGGTCGGGGAATTTTTTGAGGAAATGCGCCTTTACCACCGCAAGGACGGCAAGCTTGTGAAAGAGCGTGACGACTTGATCAGCGCTGTCAGGTACGCCGTAATGATGCTGCGCTATGCGGCAACGGAGCCCGTAGCATGGGATTTTGCAAGCATAGGCCCCGGCGTTGGCGACTGGATGGGTGTATGAAGGACATCACGCAAACCGTTCTCACGCATTTGCTGGCAGCGCATCCGAACGCGGAAATAGTGGAAATTGACGGCAACCGGATCGTGCGCGTTCCCATGTACGACATCGCCACGGATCGCGCTTGGACCGAAGAGCGCCGCATCGTTTCCGATCCAGATCAGACGCCGATGGGTACTCTGCCCGTGCTCAATGTGCGCAAGGGGGAGAAGTTCAACCCAGAAGGTGAGGCGCGCGAAAGCCCGCTTGGCCATCTCTATCGCATTGTGGGCTGGACTCCGCCGCCAAAGGACGACAAGGACTAGATGGAAGACATCGTCAAGGAAGCTCGCGAGGCCATAGAGATTTCAGCCGACTTCGACCGGGACAACCGGAAGGAGGCGATGGAGGATCTGCGCTTTACGGCTGGCTTCCAGTGGTCGGACGCGGCGCGCGCCGAGCGCAAGGACCGGCCTATGATCACCATCAACAGGTCAAGCCAGTTTTTGCGTCAGGTATCGAACCCGATCCGGCAGAACATGCCTACCTTGAAGGTCGAGCCTGACGGCAATGAAGACTCTGACATGGCGGAAATCGCTAATGGTCTGTTCCGGCGCATTCAATACAACTCGTCCGCCTCGCACGTCTACGCCAATGCTGTCGAGCATATGGTGGCCTGCGGCATCGGCTGGTTCCGCATCCTGTCCGACTATGCCGATGATGACAGCTTCGATCAGGAAATCATGATCAAGCGCATCTTCAATCCGCTGAGCGTGTTCCCTGACCCGTCCGATCTTGAGCCGGCGCGCGACAAGATGAATTGGTGTCTGGTTTCCGAGATGTGGCCAAAGGCGGCCTTCGAGAAGCGCTGGCCCGGCAAGGTGCCAAACAGTGTCGAGGTTCCCCAGGCCAGCGGGTCCGGGTCCGGCATCAATTGGGGCTCCAGCGATCAGGTCCGCGTTGCCGAGTTCTGGAAGCGCACGGAAGTGCAGCGCACGATCGCCAAGCTTACCAACGGGCAGGTGGTCGATATCACGGACATGCCGAAGCGGCAGATGGAGTTCCTCAAATCAAATAGCATGATCGCCGGAACGCGCCCTACCAAGGGCTACAAGGTCACGATGACGCTGGTGTCCGGCACGGATGTTCTTGACGAGGTCTATGTCTGCCCGTGCAAGTGGATACCCATCATTCCAGTGGTCGGGGCGGAAATCCCGTTGGAGCAGGGTGTGTACCGGCATGGCCTGATCCGGTTCCAGCGTGAGCCGCAGCAGCTCCATAACTACTTCATGTCGATCGCGGCTGAAACCTTGGGGCAGCAACCCAAGGCCCCGTACATGGTGACAGCCAAGCAGATCGGGAAGTTCAAGAGCCTATGGGATCGCGCCAACAAGACGGCGACGCCCTATCTGCCCTATGAGGCAGATCCTGATGTGCCAGGTGGGGCACCGACCAAGATCCCGCCGCCGCCGCTGCCAACTGGCCTCATTCAAATGGCTCAGATGCTGTCGGACGACATGAAATCCACCACCGGCATCTACGATGCGGCGCTCGGCAACAGGTCGAATGAAACGTCAGGGGTTGCCATTGGAGCGCGCGTCGAGCAGGGCAATCAGGCCACATACCATTTCACTGACAACCTCGAGCACAGCCTCGAGCACGCTGGCCGCGTGATCCTCGATATGATCCCGAAAATCTACGACACCGAACGAACGTTGCGCCTGATGGGCGAGGATGGCACGGAAACGGAGATGGAGATCAACAAACCGGCTGTTTCGTATGCCGGCGAGCAGATGATCTACAACGACCTGACGCAGATGAAGCTTAAATCTGTCCGGGTGATCATGGGGCCGTCTTACGCGTCGCGCCGCCAGGAGGCCGTCTCCCAGCTTACGCAGTTGATCCAGGCCATGCCGCAACTTGGCCAGATCAGCGGCGACATCATTGCGCGCAATATGGACGTTGAAGGGGCGGAGGAGCTGGCACAGCGCGCCAAGGCGCTTCTCCCGCCGCAGCTTTTGCATATGGAAGATCCGCAGGCCGTTGCGGCACCTCCGCAAGACCCCATGGCTGAGATGCAGGCCCAGGGTCAGGCACAGGCCATGCAGTTTGAATTGCAGAGCGCCGAGGCGACCGCTTCCCAGCAGCAGGCCAAGGCCGAACAGGAAGCCGCCAAGGTTCAAGGCGTGCATCTCGATAATGCGTTGAAGTTGAAGAAGTTGCGTGAGCCTACACAACAGCCGCAGCGGCCTGAGTTTGGCCGGCCAGCCGGACGTTAAATCAAGAGGACAATATGGATCTTACCATTCCGGCGCCGCAAGGCAGCACGGACACCGCCGCGTCGCAGGTTACGGCGCAAGACGTGCAGACGACAACTCCGCAGGCGGAAACGCCCGCAGGACAGCAGCCGCAGGCAAAAGAGCCCGCAGGAGCCCAGGACCAGACCGCGAGCGATCAGACCGATCAATCGCAGGACGATGACAAGCCAAAGACGTGGAAGGAAAAGCGTCAGGAACGCAATCGGCAGCGCTGGCAGGAATACAAAGAAGCCAAAGCGGTCATTCCGCAACGGCTGGCCATGCTGGAAGGCGAGGTTGCGAGACTGCGTCAAACGTCCCCGCCGGATTTCTCACAGATCGTAGACCCAACCGAGGAATTGGCAGAGCGCACAGCCTGGAAAGTCCGGCAGTCGCAGGCGGAAGACACGGAAAAGCGTCTCACCCAGGAGCGTGAACGCGCCGCATTGGAAGATCAGCAGCGCATGAAGGATGCGTGGTCTGAGGCCGTCGAAGATGCGCGCGACCGGATGCCTGATTTCGATCAGGTCGTCACAAAGGACACGCCCATTCACGCACGGGCTGCACCCTACATCGTGGAAAGCGATCTGGGTGCTGAGATCGCTTATTGGCTTGGCAAGAACCCAAACGAGGCCCGGGCACTTTTCAACAAATTCGAGTCTGCACCCAATCAGGCCCTTATCGAGCTTGGCCGTATCGAAGCGCGTCTCAGCGCGCCAGAACCCAAGCGTGTTTCAACAGCTCCTAGACCGGCTCAAACCTTGAGCGGCGGCGCAAATCCCCTGGCCTTCGATCCGGGCCGGGCGAGCACCGACGATATGGCTGCCCAGCTTCGCAAGGCTGGCATCATTCGCTAGGGCCATCTCTTAGACAGGACAGACCACGATGGCTAACAACACTTTGACTGCGGACGTGATTGCCAAGATCGCGCTGCCCATCCTCGAAAACGAGCTTGGTGTCATTAACAAGATGTACCGCGCGCACGAGGAGGAATTTTCTTCGACCGTGAACGGCTACAAAAAGGGCGACACGATTTCGATCCGCCGCCCGGCTGACTTCACGATCCGCTCCGGCGCGACCATGAGCGCTCAGGATGTGATCGAAGGCAAGACGACGCTGGTTGTTGACCAGCAGATCGGCATTGATTTCCAGTTCACGTCAACGGACTTGACCTTGAAGGTCGAGGACATGGCGGAACGGATCATCA